AAGATTCAGCTTGGTTTTGTATCCATCAGACTGACGAGAAAGACACGGACAAGATAGATGCCGTGCTGCTTGCAAAAGGAAGTTAATCATGGCTTTTATGTCTCTCCTTGCCAGCCCTGCCGTGATTGGCGGCGGTCTTAGTTTAGTTGGCGGTCTTTTAGGCGGCAGTGCGGCGAAGTCATCTGCAAATACTCAGGCTGACGCAGCACGCTATGCTGCCGATCTTCAGCAACGTCAGTTTGATCTGATTAACCAGCAGCAAGCTCCTTATCGCGCTCTTGGTTATACGTCATTAAGCCAAATCGGGGGGATGCTTGGCGGTCAGACGCCAATGTTTGACGCTCAAGGGAAACCAATGCTGGATGCCAATGGCCAGCCAATGATGCAGGCTGGTTCGGGTTATCTGACAAAACAGTTTGGGCCCGAGGACCTTAAGACAAACCTGGCTCCAAATTACGAAATCATGAGAAAAGAGGGTGAGCGGATAGCTCGCCAAAGAATGAATCTTGGAAGTGGCGGGAGCGATATTGACCGAGGCATGATTAAGTTTGTTGAGGACTATGCCGGCAATGCTTACCAGCAGGCTTTTAATAACTTCTCAGCGCAGCGTAAAGACATCTACAACACGTTGGCAGGGATTGCTGGCATTGGTCAGACAGGACAAACGGCAGTCAACCAAGCCAACCAAGCGCTTGGTACTAACCTGTCGAGCTTGGCGACCGGCTCGGCAGCGGTACAAGGTGCTGGCCAGGTTGCGGCGGCAAATGCTTATGGTGGAGCTTTGGGCAACATTGGCGGTTATAACTACCTTCAGGCATTGAGAAACCCTAACCAGCAGCAGGCGCCCGCACCGATCCAGACTGGACCGTCTCAGCCAGCAATTATTCCCGCTGGAGCGCAACAGCAAAGTATGCAGGGCGCTTACTATCCAACCCTCGGGTAAATCATGGCACTTGATCCGACTATTCCTTTGGGCGTCAAGCCGATTGATTTTCTTGGTTCTGCTGGCAATCTGCTGAACTTGGCTCGGGGCGCACAGGCGCTGGAGCAAGAGCAAACGCTTAACCCGATTCAGGCTGAGAAAGCCCGGATTGAGCTGGGAATCGCGCAAGCCACGAAAGACGCTGAGATTGCTCGACAGAAAGCGCTTAGTGGTTCTGCGGTGACGGCAGAAAAAGCAGCAGGGAAAGCATACGCTGGTAGCGTCGAGGAGACCTTGCGTCAAAACTTCGCTCCGCTGCTTCAAAGCTCTGCGTATCAAGACGTCACGCGAGATCCCAAAGCGGCAATCACTCTTGCTCGAAAAGCGAAAGATGCAGCCATCCGAGCTGGGGTTCCTGCGGATGACGCAGAGATTTTCACCGCTTCGCTGTACAACGAAATCGGCAATGCTCAACAGAGTAAGAACCCTGCTCTTGTCAACGAGTGGCTGTTCCGTAACATCATGGGATCGCAAACTCCATCACGTCAGCAAGAGCTGATGATGCCGGCTGGCACTCCGCAGGCTGCGTTTGGTGGCGTGCCTGGTAGCGTTGTTGCCACACCAGCAGGCGCACAGTTTGTGCCTACGCTTATTGAGCCACGCCAGCAAATGCCGGCGCAGCAGATGACGCAGCAAGGCGTGCAGACGGGCGGCGTGCCGTTGTCAACGGGCATTCAGCAACGTCCAGTAGATTTAAGCCTGTCGGAGACTGGGCCTGCTGCCAAACAGGGCGCAGGCGTTCCGCTGATGCAGCCTCCTGCTCAGGCGCAGCCAAAAGGCGTGACCGCTGAGGCGATGTCAATGCGTTATCCCGTTCGGCAACAGGGACAAGCATATTTGCCAACGCAGGGCGAAGAAGCAGACCGCGAAATTGGCATGAAGTACGTCAATGGTTTAGTTTCTTTGCAGCCACAAATGCAAACTACGCGTCGCAATATTCAAGAAGTTGTATCAAAAGCCACAGAGATTGAAAAAAACGCTATTCGTTCAACTGGAGTTCTTGGGGCGGCAGAAAGAAAAATTCGAGAGTTTGTTGGCGATCCAAACTATCAACAACTGTCAAAAGATTTGGCAAATTTGCAAATTTCTTTGATTCAATCGAAAGGTGGATCATTAGATACAGTGGCGGGGCAATCGCTTGCACAACACGCCAACGGTGACAAAACCTACGCGCCTGATGTTTTGCGTGCAATTGCTCGACGCACTTATGGCGATGTTCTTGCGACCGAAGCCGAGGGCGCTGCTGCTGACTTATTCCGTCAGCGATACGGCGATGCAAACCATGCAGCGTTCAAACAGTTATGGTCTAAAAATTCAGACTCTCGAGTGTTTGAGCTGATGGGTCTAGAGGATCTGGTGCAAGACCCCAAAGAGCAAGAAAAGGTTGCAAGAGAAGTCATCCTCAAAGGCTTGTCGCCAAAGCAAATTGACGACCTTACTAAAAAGTACAGAAACATCAAGCGTTTGCGCGAAACCGGGTCTTTGTAATGGATAACGTTGAGCGTCTGCTAAGTAGTGCGCGACCAGGGACGATTGTCACCGACGCTCATCTTGATGCGTTGCGCGAGATTGAAAGCAGCAACAACCCGAAGGCTGTCAATAAGGACAGCGGGGCTATGGGCGCGTATCAGTTCATGCCCAGCACTGTTACTCAGCTTTCCAAGCAGGGCATTAAGTTTGACCCGTTTAACGAACCACAGGCTCGAGAGGCTGCACGTCAACATCTGCAAGACTTTGTAGACAAGAGCGGCGGCGATCTCAACAAAGGTCTGGCGCTCTACGGTGGCCATATCACCAAAGATCCGACCAATTACATCAACAAATTCAACGCTGCGTTAGCCCGGCAAGCCAAGGCGAGGGGAGAAAGTTTTCAAGCCGATCAGGGTGGCGAGCCAGAAGATAACGTCATTCGGTTATTGCGCAGCGCTCAAAGCCCGGCACCGGCGAAAGCCGAGCCAGAACCTCCAAAGTTATCTAAGCTAACTCCTTTCGGCTCTTTGGGCGTACTAGAGGGTGATCTGGTGCGCAAGATCATGCGGGAACGGCTGGCACCGAAACCGGCACCAACAGCACCGGCAGCGGCAACACCAGATCAAATACCTGGCACTCCTGTTGTCCAGCAGCCAGCGGCACCTAAGACGGAGTTTAAGATCGGCAGCGCAGCCGATCTAGGGAAGGGCATCGTCTCTCTCGCTGACGTTGCTGCTGGCGGTCTTACTGGTCTTGTTGGTCAAGGAAGCTATGCAATACAACGTGCTATGGGCGTCCCTGCTGCCGAAGCTCAAAAGTCGGTGCAGGAGTTTGTTGAAAAGCGCACGGATCCGTTTGGCAGGGCTTTGGGTATCACTGAAGATCCAGCGTACAAAGCTGAAGCCACCCGCAGACTGACTAACTTCATCGGCGAAAACGTCGGCAAGGGCGCAGCTTGGATTGCTGAAAAGACCGGCATCCCGGTTGGCGACGTTGAGAATATGATCGGCTCTTTGGGTCTGCTGCCGGTTCCTGGCGCTGCCAAGGTTGGCCAGAAAGTCGGCGCAGCGACCTATGGCGCAGAGCAGGCGCTGCGCGATCAATTTGCAGCTAAACCAGCGGCTCCACGGGTTGAGCCCGGTATCGGTCCCAAACCTCCTGAGTTGGCTCCAACTGCGGAAGGCGATCTGAGGGCTGGCTTTGAAGCTCGACAGGCTCAGCGGCGTGGAGAAAAGCAGGCAGCGGTTGCAAAAGAGCAGGCATTTGCAGAACTTGCTAACGCTCCAAGTCTAAGAGAAGCTCAAGCGCGGGCGGCGGCAGCGGCTCAAGCGCAACCGGCAGGCGCAACAGCAACACCAGGCAGCGTCGGCGCAGCAGCGGTCGATACTCCTCGGGCTCGAGCAGAGAAAGCGGCAAACCTGCCGGTCCCGATCACGATTGATCGCGCTCAGGCAACGCGAAACCCGACCGACGTTAAGTTTGCTGGCGTTGCTGCCAAGACTCCGCATCTGGCTGAACAAGTCTTTGAACATTACGCCGACCAGAATGCGAAGGTCCAGCAGAATATGCAGGCTGGTATCGAGTCAACTGGCACGCAGGCTCAGGGCATTCCAGCGACCGACTTTGGCCAAAAGGTTAAAGATTACGTGCAGGGCATCAAAGATGCTCGCATGGCTGATATTCGGACCAAGTACGCCGAAGCCGAGGCAGCGGGGGAGCTTGCAACGCCTGTTTCTTATCAGCCGGTGCTTGATCTTATTGCCAAGGAAACCGGCGGTCGGCCAACGGTCGCATCGTTGAACCCGCTCTATAAGATCTTGGAAGAAGAGTTTGCGGTTAACGACCCGACCGGATCGCGCACGATTGGCGTGCGGCAGCTTGAGGATGTGCGGCAACTGATCAATGATCAAACCGACTGGACAGACAAACGTCAGAAGGCGTTGTCATCTAAGGTCAAGAAATTGATTGACGGGATCACCGAGAAGGCTGGCGGCGACATTTACAAGCAAGCTAGGCAAGAGCGGGCGCAGTGGTCTAACGACTTTGAAAATCAAAGCACCGTCAGGTCTATCAATGAAATCAAAAAAGGAACCACAGATCCAGCGGTTTCTACAGAAAAAATCTTTGATGATATTTTCCTGAGAAAATCTGGCGATCAGGTCAAAAAAGTCTTTGATCTGCTAGACCGTTCCGGACCAGAAGGTCAGCAGTTGGTGCGCGACATCAAAGGACGCTTTGCCGAGCACATCTTGGAAAACACAACCAAGAACGTGCAGCTTGACACCAAAGGCAGGCCTTACGTTTCGACTCCTGAGCTGAATAAGTTGGTCACCAGCCTAGACAAAAGCGGCAAGCTGGATCTGGTCTTTGGTCCTGAGTGGGCTAATCATTACCGCACGCTTAACGAAGTAACCAAAGAGATTCAGACCAAACCCCGGGAAGTGTTGAGCACGTCTGGTAGCGGCGAAACGATCCTTGGAGCGATAACGGGGCTTGGTGCTGAGGCTCTTGGTCGAGCGGTGGCCGACGAGCCTGGCCTTGGTTTGCTTGCATATGCTGGCGGTAAATTTGTGAAAGCTGGCACGGAAAATTATAAAATAAAGCGCGATCAGACCAAGCTAAAAGATTTCTTGAACTACAAACCTTGAACAATCATGTCAGACTTCGACCCCATCAGATACGGGCAGCTTATCGCTAAGGTTGATCTGCTAGAAAAGCAGGTCGCAGATATGCAGTCTGACATCAAGAAGCTGCTTGAGCTTGCCAATCAATCGAAAGGTGGGTTCTGGTTTGGCATGGCGGTAATTTCTGGCATCAGCTCGGCAGGCGGCTGGATCATTAGCCACTGGGCCAAATGATTGGCGTTGAGGCTCTACTAGGGCTGGGCGGCGAGATCATTAAACGGGTCTGGCCAGACCCAGCGCAACAGGCCAGCGCTCAGCTCGAGCTGCTCAAACTGCAACAGTCTGGCGAGCTTGCCAAGATTGTCGGTCAGCTCGAGATCAACAAGGCAGAGGCTCAGTCTACGAGTCTTTTTGTCGCAGGCTGGCGACCGGCAATCGGTTGGGTTTGTGCAACAGCGCTTGCATATCAATATGTTATCCGACCGATCGGCTCTTACGTCGCGCGAATGCACAACGTCGAACTAGGGGAAATGCCTACCCTTGATGCGACCCTGTGGGAGTTGATGTTCGGTATGCTTGGACTTGGCGGTCTTAGGACCTTTGAGAAAGTTCAAGGAGTAGCATCAAAATGAAAGGCAATTTCGAGAAAGCGTTGAACCTGACGCTTGGCTTTGAGGGCGGGTTCTGTAACCATCCAGCAGACCCTGGCGGCATGACCAACCATGGCGTCACTAGGCTGACGTGGGAAGATTGGGTTGGCGCTATCGTTTCAGAAGATTGTATGCGGCACCTGACCGTGGAAGAGGTCACTCCGCTCTACCGTGGGAGATACTGGAATCGAGCGTACTGCGAAGATCTACCGGCTGGGCTGGACTTCTGCGTTTTCGATTATGCAGTAAATAGTGGACCGAAACAGGCAGTAGTGACATTGCAGCGTACGCTTGGTTTGAAGGCTGACGGCATCGTTGGTCCGCTGACATTGGGTGCAATTGGTCGCGAAAATTTGACTAATCTGATCGAAGATTATTGCGACCAGCGCCTGCGATTTCTTGAGTCGCTCAAAGGGTTTGCGGTCTTTGGCAAGGGTTGGACCCGTCGAGTCAACGCTGTTAAAGATTTTTCAAAGAAAAACCTATAAATCAACCGTTTCTGCTAGACATTAAAAGTTAGACGTGATACTTAGCACTATCTCAACAGATGGTGCTAGATAATGCAAAGAAATTCAACAGACGAAGAGTTTCTTGCGGCGTGGGAGCGGTTCAGAAGCGCTGTCGAGGTTGCAAAGTTTCTTGGAATTACTGAGCGCAATGCTCACAACCGGCGCAGAGCCCTAGAGAAAAAGCTCAAGATAAAACTAGAGGCTAGTCACAAGCTGGCTAGAAAGTTTGACGCAGCGCAAACGTATCATCTGACCAAAGCACGGCACCAAGCTGGAATAACAACCGGCACGGTGATCGTGTTTTCAGATGCGCACTTCTGGCCTGGTATGCGCACGACCGCATTTAAGGGTCTGCTGTGGGCGATCAGTGAGTTTAAGCCCTATGCCGTGATCAACAACGGCGACGCGTTTGACGGGGCTAGCATCAGCCGTTTCCCACGCATCGGCTGGACGCAGCAGCCAAGCGTCAAGGAAGAGTTGCGCGCCTGTCAGGAAGCGCTTGCAGAGATTGAAGCCGTTGCCAAAGCAGCACGACACAACGTGCAACTTGTCTGGCCATTGGGCAATCACGACTCAAGGTTTGAAAACTTTCTAGCGGCAAACGCTGGAGGGTATGAGGGCGTTGCTGGCTTCTCGCTGAAAGACCATTTCCCCGAATGGAAGCCGTGCTGGAGCTGCTGGTTGACTGACAGCGTAGTAGTCAAGCATCGCTATAAGAACGGCATCCACGCGACCCACAACAACACGATGGGCAGCGGCACTAGCATCGTTACTGGTCACCTGCATTCGCTCAAGGTCACGCCGTTTAGCGACTACAACGGCACTAGGTATGGAGTTGACACGGGCACGCTGGCCGACATAGATGGAAAGCAGTTTAACGATTACCTTGAGGACAACCCGGTCAATTGGCGATCTGGGTTTGCGGTTTTGACGTTCAACAATGGCAAACTGCTGTGGCCAGAGCTGGCGTCAAAACACGCTGAAGGGTTGCTAGATTTTCGTGGACAGTTGATAGACGTTTCTGCGATCTAACGAATGAATTTTTCAAGCAGGTTGCGAGACAGTGGTTTCTGACCTAGCAGCCAGGACTGAATGCGTCCCATGTCCCAGGTGATGATGCGAAACTGATTCGGTTTCTGATACGCCGTTGAGATTTTGGACTTGTCCCAATCTTGGACTATTTTCCCTTTGATGATCACGTATTTTTCTCCTTTAAGACGGCCTCAATTTTTTCAATAACCTCAACAAAAGCATACTGGCTGAGGGTTTCGTAATCCTCATCCGTCAGCCCGACCCACGGGCGTTTTGATGGAATGGTGTAGAGGGGGGTTGATTTATTGAAGTGCGGGTGAGCTTGCTCCACAAACCGTTGATCTGTGAAAGTAAGGTGCTTTTTCCCGTCCCATTCATACATCCACGCCACCGGCTCCTGCTCATCAGTCTGCTCGATGGCGGCGCGAAGGGCGCCTGCTGCATCGGTTGCAACCTTATGCGGGTACATGGTCACAATCGGACCGCCGTCTCTAGGCTTCCTGACTTGAACTCTGGTTTCAGGATTCTCATACCGCGCCAACACCTCCAACGCCTCAATCGCCTGCTTCATTGCTTCAACACTCATGTGTTCTTCTCCTTGAGCCAGTGTGTTTTTCCAAAGCCAATTCTGCGTGCTCATCGGATGGTTGCAAATAAAACCAGTGCCCCTCCAGGTCGTATCCATACCAATGTCCCATTTTCACTTTCACGCGGCGGTCAACTATTGCCTCATCAATCGACTCTTGCTCTGGCTGCGCCAGCCTATCGCGCAGAGCGGTGATAGTTTCAAGAGTTTTGCAAACATCTTCGTCTTCGTGGTAAGTACGCGCAATCAAATCCAGCGCCTGTTGCATGAGTTCTCGGTCAGTCATGATTCAATCCCGAAATGTTCTTTAATCTGGTCGCCACACGAATAAGCGGTATCTCTACCATCTGCATCGTTGTATCCTGCTCTAACTGCCGCCACAGAACCACATACTTCGATACACTCCCGCGCGACAAGTGCGGCGAACTTTTCTAATTTAGTTGGAATACCTTCCGGATTGTATGTTGGCAATCCGGCCTCATGAGCAAGTTCTTTAATTCGTTCGTTCATTTTTTCTCCTTGTTGGGCCACTGCGCCCACATAAGTGGTTTGCCAACCAAATGCTCTTTCTCAAGAACCGCATCAACAAACTCCAGCGGTGACACCTGAACTGGTTTCTCCCGTTCATGCGCAGCGACAAGGTTGGCAAAGCGTTCAAGGGCATTTTGGTACAAAACCCATCGACCGTGAAAGCTACTGGTCCACCCACCAGCCTCCCGCGCCATGCGAATGATGTCTTCTTGATTCATTTATTTCCCCTTGCTCTGATAGCGTTGGCAAGCGCGTAGCTTTCGTCATCCCATGCTCCGCAATATTTTTCTACTATCTTGGCGCAGGCTTCGCGTTCGGCCGTAAAGGCGTCTCTTATGCTTTTTTCTGCTCCGGCAAGGGCGTCCTCTAGGGCCTTCTCTGCTGCGGCAAAAGCGGCGTTTGTAATTCGCTCACGCTCGGCATCGGCGACAAGAGAGGCAAAGCGTTCAAGGCTTTCAGAAAAAACCTTTTCATTTGCTCCGCTAAAAACTCCAGCTTCCCGAGCCATGCGGATTATTTCTTCTTGATTCATTTCAACTCCTTAAAACGGGGCGTCTGGCACTTTTGACGTGTCGGTCTTGGGTTTGCGCAGACGCTTGATCTTTTCAACAATGTGCGGGTATGGCGGCATGGTCCATACCCAGCGCACGACCTTTCCTTCGTCATCCAGAATCCCGTACCGCACGGGGCAATTCCTGCCTTCGTTGCAATCCTTGTGGCAGGGAGGACACTGTTTCACTTTTGGACCTCATGCGTTTAATCATTTTGTGAACGTTCTGAGGGCTACACCCTAGAACTCGAGCAATCTCATTCATGCTGGGTAGCCTGCCGAGGTCCTTCTCAAGACCTCCGATTGCGTCTAGCAGGCGTATACGTGCCATCCTCATGCTGCGGCTTTATGCAGCGCTTCCAGGGCGCCGATCCGTTGGCTGTAGGTCTGCAAGAACTTGGCTTTATCCATCATCACCAGGCGGGCGATCTGCGATTCGTTTGCCTGGCGCAATTGCTTGAGCTTTTCAATGCGCTCAATCGGCGGCATCTTCCCCGACTTCATTACAGAATCAGCCATGGCGTTAAATTCATTAAGCCAAGATTCTTGATTCATGCTGATTGAAAACGGCTCAGACTTGTTAGGAAGTCTTAATGCCCAAGACCCGCCAGAGTCATCTTGATATTCAATCTGTTTCGGCGCAGATTCGGCAGATTCTGCGGCTGCCTTCTGCACGACCGCATCAAGCGGATTGGCTGGCTTTGGTTGCGGCGGGGCCATGGGTTTGCGTGGCTGGCTGGCTGCGTTGCCGTCATCATCTTCGGCGGCGATGCCGGTCGCTGCCATCAAAGAGTAGCGGCGAGCATAGGTCAGGGCACTACCGTAACCCTGCGGGTCGTGCTTAGCGGCTGGCACGTGCAGCTTGCCCATGCGCAGCGTTTCACCGGATTCATGCAGGAAGCAGGTTTCTACGCAAACCCCATCAGGCACTTCAAAGGTTTCTTGATATACGGCAATGCCATGGGTCAGGAGCGCGTCGTTGACGGCTTCCAGGCACCCGGCAAGGTCTACGTACCGATTCTTAAAATGCGGGTTTGTGGACGTTTTGAGGGCCGGTGCAAAGTCGCGTTTGGCGGCTACAAATGCTGCTGCTATTTTCATTTTGACTCCTTGATTGTGAGCGTTGACTGTCGCACGGAATAGGCTTCTTTTGCTGGAGTGACCTTAACTGGTTGAGCGGCGTAATGTCGCACTGGCCATTTGATCGTGTACTCACCAGCGACCGCTGACGTTGCGTTGCCCATCATTTCCCGCAGCTCTTTTTCGTTGTCTGAGATCTCTGTTTCCAGAGCTTTGATCTCTGCTTTGGCTTTGGCGATTGCGGCTGCAAAGTTGGCTCCGCTCTGGCCTAGATTGACCGTCTCTAAGTTTTCGTCGCCTGGCCACACAAGGGCTGCGTCTTTGGCGTCAACGGGCTTATACCAGTCAACTTCACCAGTCTCTGACCAATGCATCAATTTGGTTTCAAAGTCGCGTGCAGAGCTTCTGATGAGCGCTTGCGTTTCTTCATGGGGCGCAAATAAGAAGATGCGCAGCGTGGTGCCTTGATAGAGCACGCAGACGGCGCCCCATTTGGCACCAACAATATCCATCTGTGCCTGGAGCTGGAGCGGGCCACGGCTCATGGCTGGTACATCTTCTGGGTAGTTTGCCGTCAGCTTGGCTTCCAGCACGCCTACGCCGTCGAGCGTAATGCTGTCCTGGCCAATGACGTAAATGCCTTGCTCGGGGCTGGTATACACGACCAAGCCGTTGCCGTCACCGTCACCGTCTAGCGAGCAGGCAATCGGCGCATCTGGATGATGGTAGGCGATTGGATGATCAAGGCGCAGGTTGCTTAGGCCCAAGCGACCGCTGGCCTCCAGCAGGATTGGGACCTCAAGCAGGTTGCCCCAATGCATTGATTCGTTGGCGTTGAAGGTGGGCTCAATGTCCTGTAGAGCATTGATGCAGCCCGACAGAATCTGGTTGGGCGTTTCGTATTTGCTTTGACCAAGCAGGCCAGGCACTTTGCTGGCTGAGAGCTTGGTGTTAGGGGTTACTTTGCCGACCATTTCAAAGAACTCCTATGATGAGCAGAATAAAAATGATGAGAATTCCGCAGCCGCTAGCGATGCCGATAAGCGCGTCCCAATGTTCTGGTTTCATTTGTCGCATTCCTCAAAGGTTGGTTCTACGTAACGGATCGTGCAGAAATTATCGGTGCTGTATTTTTCTATAGAAATTTCGTTGAACTCATCAGCGACTTTGTTCTTGATGGCTGCTAGCACAATGTCTAGCACTTCTTGTTGGCTCAGTATGATTTTCATTTTGGCTCCTTGGTCATGGCTGCGAATTGTTTTTGCTCATGCGCGACGATAAGGTTGGCGAAGCGCACAAGGTCTGTATCTCGAATATTCCAGATGTCCCATAGCTCAGGGTGATGCGAGGGCTTAGCACCTGCCTCCAGTGCAATTTGGATGATTTCTTCTGTTGTCATTTTGGCTCCTGGTTAGCGCCACGACGTGCAGCGCATGACCATCACTCTACCTCGGGTGACAACCGAGATCAAGGGGTCAAGCGCACTATTTGA